GCCGGCACCGGATACGGGCGCCGCCGTGGTGACCGCGGGCGGGTTGTCGCCCTGGGACTTCGCCGCGCCGCGCACTGCGACCTGAAGCTGCGGAAGCACCTCGGCCTCGGTCTTGCCCGTTGCCTGTGCCTCCTTCACGATGGCGAGCACCTTCGCGTTGTCCGCGTCAGCCTCCGCCCACCTCTGAAGCGCCATGATGCGCATGCGCTCCTCGGCTACTCCCGCCTCTTTGCCGGTCCCGAAGATCGCGGCGTAGAGGTCGGGATGCTCTTTCTTGAGTTCCTCGATGGTCATCGGGACCCCCTGGGAATGAGATGCCTCCGCTTTCACGGGGGCTGCACCGGCAACGCCGGCGGGTTTTTCCTGCGAGGGGCGGTCAAGGATCACGCCCTGCACCGCGTCGATCATTCCTGCCTTCATGGCGGCTTCTGCTAGCAGCATTCCGCCTCGTCCGAAATCGGAGTTGACTTTATCGATGCTCACATGCCTCCCGCGAGCTACTCGGCGCGCGAAGATCGCATGAGTAGCATTCAGGGATGCGATGAGTTGCGCCTTACCTTCGTCGGTGGCGTAATCAGGGCGTTTGTTTGGAGCTTCGGTTGAAGTGAAAGTCATTCGCTTATAACCTTCATTCTCCATTGCCTTCGTCCCGTCCCACCATTCCACTGCTACGCCGATGCTCCCGATTTCATCAGCAGGAGAACTGGCGCCGATATGGTCAGTTTGCGATGCCAACCAATAGGCGGCGCTCGCGGCCATATTCGTCACGTTTGTTCGGGTGGGCTTCGAAAGCGCCGCGATCACCTGCGCGGTTTGATCCAGACCATCCAAATATCCGCCCGGGCTGTCCATCTCGAAGGCGATTGCCTCCACCCTCGGGTCCGCGTCCGCGGCGAGAGCCGCCATCTGGATGTAACCATATTCCGTCAGCCGTTCCGCGGTATAAGCTCCGCATACGTCCTCCCGTGCCTTTGGAGTGAGTTCTCCGACAATGGGGATATGCGCCGTGCCTTCCGCATCGACGGAATAGAGCTGTGATAGGTCAACATCAGCGGAGGGCGTCACGTTGAGCGATGCACCCTTCAATACATCTTCCTTTGCAACCCGCATGGCCTCTGCGGTTCGAAGATCTCGAGCCGCGGCGAATAGATCCTCGCGATCAGCCAGAAGACGGGAGAGGAAACGCGCATCCATGGCATACATTCGGGGGGTCTTCATGCTCTCCCCCTCACCGCATCCGCGGCCTTGCCCACCGTTTCCTGCGCATGCAGGAGTCGAAAGGCAATCCAGTCCAGAACATCAGCGACAAGGGAGAAGATGAATCGCCTCACTGCGCGCCACCTTTCTGCCCGATCCCTTCAAGGACACCGATGCCCAGAAGCCCGGCTCCCGCGGCCATGAGCGCCACGCCAGCGGAGACAGCGCCTCCAGTCTCATTGTTGCCGAGCGCGATGGAGGTGACCGCCACCGCAACCATGATCGCGGCGCCGAGGGAGAGGAGGATTGTCCCCCAGAGCCGCTTCGAGGATTTCACTCCCGGGGATTCTTCGAGGTAGCCGGTTGCCGGCATTGGGTCGCTCATTGTGCCCTCCTAAAAATGCGACGACTTGCGACGCTGCCATTCTTCACTGTTTGGGAGGTTTCAAATGGATCCCAGTCAGGAAGGACGAAATGAGAATGTTCCGCAATGACTACTCCGTCCTTTTTCTCCTTCCACGAGTAGCGAAGAACGACGTAATCTCCGAGTTTCGGAATATATTCAGGAGCCTCTTTCGAGGTCTCCCAGCGGATACCGGTGAGCATGGTCAAAAGTCCGGCGGGGTCCAGGATGTAGCAGTCGGGACAGATGAGGCCCTGCGCCTTGCCCTGCAAGAGCGCTGAATAGTCAGAGATAGCCGCACCCATGATCTGCTCGGCCAGGTGCACGATGCAGAACAGGTAGCAGCCGAATGCTCCCATGTTCGCGAAGATAATCTGGCGGGGTTCGTTCACTGACTTCCGTCCCTTCCCTCGCGGCCTTCTCTCATATGCCCGTCGAGCATCGTCTCCATGCGCTGCGTCGATTCGCGCATGGTGCGCATTTCGACCTCGATGCGCGCGATGGAGAGAGCGGTATTCTGGCTTGTGCTTTCGAGGGAAGTGATCTTGGTATATACGTGCGTCACATCCTTCTCAATTTGCTCCTGCTTTCGGACGACCTCCGCAATCTTCACGGCGTCTGCGATTTCCTTTGCCTTCGTCTCCTCACGCCGCGTCTTCCTCTCCGCGCTTACCTGGTAGAGGGTGACGACGAATCCAAGAATGGCGATGAGAGACGCAACGAGGGCCGCGATATCCAGAGCGCCCATCAATTCGGCTCTCCCCACTCGATGGCGAACGCCGCGCGGGATCCCGCAATCGAAATCGTGCGCGTAATGACGATGAGGGATGTGGAGGGCGCGAGGGAGAACTCCTCGGCGAAATCCTCCCGAAGGTCCTCGCGGATCATTTCGACCGCGAGCGGAGAGCCGACCTGATGGTTGAGGAATGTGGAGAAGAAATCCCCTGGGGTGTCGGGAGTCAGCCCCGTTATGGCCGTCGGCCCCCAGAAAACAGTGCAGAACGGGTTCGGGGATCCCGCGCCCTTCCTTGCGATGTTCGCACCGCTCGCGCTGCCCGACCCCGCCGCGGCGGTTCCCGTGGCACGCGCGAGGGCGAACTCGATGCCCGTCGCGGCCGCCGTCCCCACAAAGCCCAGCGTCGCCAGGAGCCGCTTCACGAATGCGGCCTTCGTCGTGCTCAGATTGTTGAGGGCGAAAATGACCGACCCGGAGGCCAGCGTCGAAAGGTCCTGCACGGGTGATCGCATCATGTATGTCAGCATCACTGCCCTCCCTGTCCGCCCGCGGGCTCTCCGTCCGCCGGCATATCAGTGCTCGCGCCCGGTTGCGTGATCGACTGCGCGGGGGCGAGCGGGGCATTCGCGTCCGCCAGCTCCTCGTTTTCCATGGCCAGCCGTTCGATGTTTTCGGAGAAGTCGCTTCCGTTATTCAACTTTGCCTCGCGCTCACGCGTGGTGAGCCCAGCAGCGATTCGAAGGTCTGCCGCTGTCGCTTCTTTCTGCGGGTCAATGCTCGGCTTATTGATGCCCGTCCACTCGCAATTCAGCCATGCCTTGCGGGGAAGAGGAGCATCGAAGCCCGCGGCCTGGATGCGCTCCGCGTCGATCTCCGCGGCCAGCCACGCCTCATAGATGACGTTGAGAAACTCCGCGGCGAGATCGTACCGCCATGACTCGACGGCGTTCCAGAAAAATAGGATCGTTGCCCGGCTGGCGGAATAGTTCTGCCCGAACTGCATTTTAACGATTTCCAGAGGGACGCCCTTCGACGTCGCGATGTTCCCCAGGATGATGTCGTGGAACTTCTCGAAATTGACGTTCGGACGCTTCGTATCGAAGCTCTGCGCCTCTTCCCCGGCTTTGAGATTCTGCATCAGGATGCCGGGCTTTGACACAAGCCCGCGGGTATCAGGGGCGAGAGGATCTCCGGACGGTCCCGTGGTGGGGGCCTGCGCCTGCGCTACTCCCGCGAATGCTTTCGACGCGGAGGCGGAGGGTCCCGGCTTGATCCACATGGCGAAGATCGCGTTGATGACCGCGGCCTCGAGTTCCGCGATGCCGTAGTCCGTGAGCTTCTGCAGCTCGTGCACGACATGGGCGAGCTCGGAGATCCCGCGCACCTGGCCGACCGAATCGGCGATGGCGGAATGGATATAGAAGCGCCGGCGAGATTTTCCGCCGAATTGGGGGATGCGCGTGAAGCCACGAGTGACCTGGTCCTGCACATAAATGGCGATCTCTCGACCGGCGCTGTCTATTTCGATTCCGTCGATGACACGATTGCCGCGCAGCTTGATAGCGTCGATCATCGTGGCATCCACGGGGTTGACGATCTGGTCGGGTTCGATGAACTGGATTTCGAGAGGGTTGAGCTTGCTGGCGTCGCCGGAGTAGCGGAGGATCGCGAAAATCTCGCCATCGCGAAGGCGGTTTAGGAATCCGAATCCCGTGAGCTGGTAACCGGTCTTGCGCCCCGCGGCGTCGGGGTCGGTGCAATTCATCCAGAGCATGAAGCGCTGCTGGACGGAGCGCACCCATGCACGGCGCGCATCGGGTGTCGCATCCGGAGCGCATAGATCCCACATGGGGGCTGCTTCGAGGGTGAGCCCCCAGTTGACGACGTTGTCCAGGATGCGACTGATGAGCGCGCGAGCCTCGGATGAATCCCAGTACGCGATGCGCGCCTTCGCGCGGAGCATCGCATGGTCAAGCATCCAGATGGAGTTATAGGAGAGCGCCCCGACGAACTTCGAACCCGACCAGCCGCTGCTGGATGAGGAGTATCCGCCCTTCCATGTCCAGCCGAGTGACGCCGCCATGAACGCTGTCCGCGCGCGCTCCAGAAGGTTCGGCTTCATTCGAAGCCCCTCTGGAAATTGAGACCGGGCGAAGGCCCGAGCGTGATCTCCTCAAGGTCGGCCTCAAGCTGCTGGATGGCACGATTGATTTCAGTGAGGTTCGCGCGGGTGACGGACTGCCTGCCCTGGCCGGTGTCAAGCGTGTAGCTCTGGCCGGTTGCGGCAGCGGTGCGCGCTGCGTAGAGGAGTGTCAGGTCTGCTTGGATTTCGGCGGAGGTGCGCGCCATCAGGCTTCCCCCCGCGACAAAAAGCGGCCCCGGGCGTTGCACGCGGAACCCGAGGCCATTTCAATTAAAAAAGGTTTTCGGTTTTGGAGACAAGAATAACTCGGGCTGATCAGAGTCACCGAACGAGTCGGGCTACCCTGCGCGAGTCCGATGCCGGCGATTCTGGCCCGCCGGCTGGCCATCGTTTAGATGGCCCTCTGCTTCATGTTGACTTAAACATATACCAAGTAACAGATTGGCGCAAGCCCTCCGGGAAATTATTTTTCAGCCTGGGAAAGCGTCGCCACCTCCGCCCAGAAGTCCGACCAGGTATACTCTCGCGGGGGCAGTTTCGCCTCCGCGTCCTCGTCGGCGATCTCCCGTTGTCGCTCCCCGTAGACCACCGAAAGACAGCCCAGGGCATACACCCGGCAGTCAAGAGCCTCATTCCTCCTGCCGTGCTGGAGGTGCCAGACCATGCGCCCCCGTCCGTCCCGCGTCGTCTCGCGCACGCGCTCCTCGGCGGTGAGCATGCGGAAGTACCGCTCCCCGTAGTCGAATGGAAAGTGGCAATACCCAGGGAAGGGTGCCGTCGGCGCCTTGCCGTCCGCCGTGCCTCGGCCGAGGTAGTTGTATATCTCCTGCTTCAGATGACCGGGGTCCAGGTCCACGCGCTTGACGTAGTAGCCCGGCACCTCCCGCAGCGCGTAGACGCGCGAGGTCCCGCGGTCCGCCTGGAGGCGCGCATCCCCCTTAACGGGTAGCACGCCCGTGGCAAAGGTCTCGCAGAATTGATAGACCACGGGAGAGTTGAATCCCGAGTCGATGAGGGCTCGGAATACCGGTAGGCCCGCGTACTTGCCCATGATAATCTCCCGCAGCGCCCGCCAGGCCGGTCCGTCGATGTCCGCCGTGTCGCCCGGTAGCTCCTCATACTGGATGCTCCAGCTCTCCTTGTCCGCACCCCATGCCACCGCCTCGACGGCGATCCGGTCCGCCTGGACGTCGGCTCCCACCGTCACCACCAGCGGCCGCGCGCCTTCGGGGAGTGTCCCGACGTGGTAGTCCTGGCGGCGATTCATCACGTGCTCATACCGCGGCGCGTCTCCCCGCTCAATCCATGTCTCCCCTAGGACTGTATTGACGAACGCGCGGAGCTTTGTGAGGTCGTCCTTCGCGTTGATCCACTCCTGGCAGATTGCCTCCCATGACTGCATGCCCACGGGCGAGTACAGAGCGGAGATATGGTACGACCTGAATCCCGGCTCGCTCGCCTCCGCTGTCGGCCGCCACTCGCCGGCCGGCAGAAAGACGGCCTTGTCCTCGTTCTTCCAGTGACCGCCGCACTTCTCGCACTCGTAATGCACGGAATCCGGGAGGAGACGCCCCGCGGCGTCCTGCTCGAACTTCAGGCGATAGGTCCCGTCGGGATCCCTCCAGCGGAGGACCTGCATGTGCCCGCAGTGCTTGCACGGCACGTTGTAGTAGCGGCGGTCCCCTTTTTCGAAAAGCGGCTTTATCCTTGACGTGGAGTCCACAAGCGGAGTTGACCCGTAGAGTATTTTCCGTATCTGCTCGAAAGCGACCGTGCGCTTTTTTGCCAGGGCAATGGGGTCCCCCTCGTTCGCAGTCTTTCCTCCGCCCTTACTATCTGAGGTCCCGATCTCTTGCGGGTAGCCGTCGATCTCGTCGAAAACCTCATACCGCGCGGAGAAACTACGGAGCTTCGCCCCGACGTTCGGACCGATGGCAAGGAGGAAGCCGCCGGCAAACTCTTTCTTCGCCTTCGTGTCGCCCGTCTTTTTGTTGTGCTTCTTCTCGCTCTGAGAGAACACCTTCCCTGAGAGTCCCGCGCTTTCGATCATGCGGTCAACGCGCAGTTCGACGGATGTCTCCGCCATCCCCTTATCCGCGGAGATGAACATCGCGGGCCCAGGTGCTACGTCAATGATGTAGCCGATGAAGTTTTCCAACACCCCAACAGTAAATGTGACCTGCGCCCCCTTAATCACGGCGACCTCGCGCACGTCACTGGACTCACTGAGGCAATCCGCGATCTCGCGCATATACGGCGCCACGCTCCATCGAAACGGGCCGGGCATCGGAGTCAAGCCCGTAGGGAGGATCCGCTTCTCCTCCGCCCACTGGCTCACCGTCGTCCTGTTGACGTGATCCGGGAGCAGGTCCAGCGCCGCGGTTGCGGTCTCCCGCATCCCCTTGCGCTGCTCTGGCGTGATTATCCTTCGGAGCGCTTCAGCGAGTGATATCACCGAGCCCAGCGGCACGGGCTTTCTCCTTCGCGTGGCGCAAGCCATCGGCGAGTTCCTTGTCCAGTATCTCCTCGACCGCCCGAGGACCTCCGCCAGCTTTGACGACGGAATGTATGTTCGGGGCGATGCGGCGAGGCAGGTCCAGGAAGCGGAGCTTAAGCTCCACGCCGAAGGCGGCCATCATCTGATTGAGCGCCTCGCGCTCGATGAGCATGCCCAGCTCTCGGCCCTGGCGCACCGTGAGTATCTCCCGCTGCTTCTCTTTGAGCATGGCGTCGGCGAGCATCTTTCGGATCGGAAGTGGCATGTCGTCTTTCGACGTTGATACCTTCAGCTTGACCCCGTGCTTCTTCAGGTAGGCCACGTTCTTCGGCTTCGCGGTGTCGATGTAGGCGTCCTTGCGTCCGGTCAAAGTGCCCGACGCTATTAGCTTCGTGACCTGGACCCTGTTGACGCCCGCGATCTTCGAGAAGGCTGCCCGCGTGATGATTGCCATGCTCGCGCTCTACCCTATGCGCAATATACGCCCCGGTAACGAGTTGCGCAAGGCCCATCAGTATGCACGAGGCGAGCGCCACAGGCTGACC